TTGATGGACGCTTCGGGATTGCAGGGTCGGTCTACGAGGCTGGTTTCCACCAGCCTTAGGGCGGTGATGATCGTGGGGTCTTTGGGGTCGCGCTTCAGCACCTTGCCGCCGATGGAAAACCCCTTGTAGGTTCCGCTCTTGACTTTTTTGACGGCGATGGGATCGACGACGTGGGCGACCAAGTTCGTGAACCCGTCGTCGTCAACGCTGGCCTCAATCGCCGTTCCAGCGGCGGAAGAACCGTGCATCTCGCGGATGGCGCCCCATTTCATGTAGTCGGGTAGCGCCGCCTTCATAGCTTCCGGCGAGACGATCTCGCCCGCGTCGTCTCGAGCTCCAGACGACGCGATGCCGAACACTTTCAGCGAGCCGTCGTCCTGTTCCTCAACTTTGGAGAGGCTCGCGAATAGGCGCATCACGGCCTCCGTTTCCAGGGGTTAAAGATCGGCTTGACGAAGGGGATTTTGACGCCGCGCACTACCCACTGAGGCGGCGGCGGCGCGGGATTAGAGCGATCCATCAGCTTGCGAGCACAGGGGGAAGCGAAGAATGACGCCGCCCTCAGATCGCCCCACGGCCGCTGCGGCGCCGCGCATTGGCGCGTTCGCGACTGCCGTGTTGGACATAATTTCCAGCGCACCAACCACTTTGGCTTTTTCGACCAAGGCTTCCCACATGGCGCGATAGACGCCGCGACGCCGATATTCGGGCAGGACGTAGGCGACAGTTATGTCAACCTGCTTCATCCATTCGGTGTGGTTCCAGGTGATGACGCCGCATGGAACGCCGTCAATGGACGCGACAACAGCTTTGGAATCCCAATTGAAATGGACGGCCGGAACTGCAAAGCCAGCCTCGACGATTTCGACGTTGCCCTTTAGTGCTAGCAATAGCGCGGGTGTGCGCGGCACGCCGTCGTAATGGTGAACGTTGATCTCGGCCATCAAATGGAGTCTCGCAGTTTAAGGTATTCTTTCGCGGCCTCGCTCTGCCACCACAGCGCGGCTGCTTCATCAGTAAATGGCGTATCTAAATACCCTGGGCGTACTCTGTTTGAAGCATACCCATGGGTGTATACTCCATTATCGTCTTGAACCGTCCATGCTCCCGGTGGCGGCGCTGGATTGTTTCTGCCTGCATTTGGTACCGCCTCATCTTGTTTAGCAGTGAAGCGGACGATGAGTGTGTGAGACGTAAAGTCTTCCTTCCGAGCCGCGCCGATCAACTTGACGACGTCTGCGATGGCTTCTTTACGGTCGAGCATATCTGCCAAGCCGCGCAGCACTTCGGCCACGTTGCGTGAGGACACGCCGGCCGTGTATCCATTCGGCGTCAAAGGCGTTGCACTAAGCGCCGCTAGGTCTTTCATTAGACGCTCGCCCCGGTCGCCGGGTTGCGCCAAACCGCCCCCTCGTGGACCACTGTCAGGTTCAAGGTCGTGTCGTGCCACTGCATCCCCTGAAAGGGCGTCGCGGCCAGACGTTGAGCGGTGGTTCCCACCGCGTCGGCCGCCTTGGTCCAGCCATTTGCCAGCATCACTTGAGCATCGACCTGTTGGACGTCCACCGTCCCGCCCAGGGCCGCGCTATAGGTCCGGCCGTTCACGGTGATCGTCGGCTTCGTCCCGATGCTTGGCGGAAACAGGCGCATATTGATCATGGTCTATTCCTCGTCTGAACTGTCGGGGTCGGCAGGGTCTTCGGCGTGCAGGGCCGTGTCACAGCGGCAATTCGGATGTCCGGGGGTTCCGTCGTCTCCGCTCGGAAACTCATCATCAATCGGGATATACCCGGCGTCGGCGTTGTCTTGGCAGATGTCGCAACAGCCGAGATTGGAGATCAGCCAAGCCTTGGTCAGAACCAGATCGGTTTGGGCGGCGACGGCGCGGCCGGCCGAGAGCGTGCCTTGGGTGTTGGCGGTCTTGATTTCGTGCGCGGCGATGACGGCGGCGCGCTCGGGGCTGAAGGCCGTCGCGGCCTGGATATTGTCGGCGATGGAGCGGGAGCCAATGTTGTCCTCCAGCCCCTTGGCGATCACGTCACGGATCATGTTGCGAGTGGACTGGACGATGTTGTCCGGTCCCTGCACGCTCACCAGCTCTGCGGCGCGGCGCCTTGCGTAATCGACGGCGGTTTGATCGATTTGGTTGACCAGCTGATCGTTGGATTCGACGCCTAGCTTTGAGACGGCGAGTTGGCCCGCATCCGATCCGACGTCGGCAAGGTCGTCTGAGATGTCCAAGCCATTCAGCGCGTCCAGCACCACTTGATCGGCGATGTGCTGGGCGAGCGTGGGGCCGATGGTGGAGTCGTCCGCCGCCTTTCCGAACTGGGCTAGCTTGTCCTCAACTTGGCCGGCGACGTCATCGCCAACAGCTTTCAGAACGGCTGCGGTCTTGCGCGTGACCTTGGCGATTGCGCGGCGGACCAGCGGTCGGTCCATATCGGCGATCGCCGCCTTGGCGAGCTTGTTCGCATCGTTCGGCGGGGATACCTTAGGCGGATGCGGAGCTTTTCCCCCTTGCGCGCCTTCTTCGCCGTTCGCCGGCTTCTTCGCGCCCTGCGTGGCCTCAGGCGGTTCGCCGCCCTGCGCCATGCCGGGGTGCATCATCATCACCGGCGGCGGTTCCGGCGGGTTTAAGGCGTCCTCGATCGCCTTGGCCAGCGGGACGACGCCCGTCGCCAGATAGATCAGCGGAACCTCGCCGCCCTCGACCACATCAAGTCCGCGACTGTCACGCACTTCGTTGATGAAGGTCGATCCGTTCTTGAGGTTAAGATCATCGACCTGCGCCTGCTTCAGCGCATCAACCTCAACGTCTTCCGACCAGCCCCACTCCAGATCGGTGTAGCCGAACTCTTCCTGGATGATGTCGTCGGCGAGACGCTTCCACCAAGTCTTGCGGCTTTCAATACCCTCTTCTTTTCCGGTATCAGATCCTTGCGCGGCCGTGGCGCGGTTCATCTGCTTGATGAAGGCGGTCGGGGGGAGGGAGAAGGTAAAGCAGACGATGCGATAGAGCCACTCGTCAAACTCGTCTTTGATCGGCGAGTCCTTGAAGGCTTGGTACTTGGCGCCGTCCGGAACCCATTGAACCTTGTTCTTGTAATTTTGCTCGCCTTCCATGCGGGCGTCCCAGACGTCCTGCATGGACTTGATGGCATCGGCACTCCAACCTGCAGGCACGTTGATGATGCCTGCTGGAGTATTGTTGTCCGTGAAGTAGGCGAGCTGCACGCCCTGCCGGCGCATGACGGTGTTGATCGTGACGATGATCTGCTCGACCGGCGAAAAGCCATAGAGATGGTTCGGACGCGGGTTGCGCGGAGCGTAGATCAGATCGTCGGTGGTCAGGTTATTCCAGACCACGCCTTTGATGATCTGCTGATAGGCCGGTAACGGCGCTTTCGGGCGGCGCCCGGTCTCATCGACCAGAAGCTTGAACGTGTCGCCTGGCACGACGTCCAGGCCGATCAGCTTGCCGCCGCGGTCTCGCCGCTTCTCGAACGACGGCGCATCAATGACGAGGAGGTCTTCCATCGCCTCGCGCAGCCAAGTAGCGAAATGCGTCGTCCCGTCCGGCTTGCGAAAGAACTTCGTGAGCGCCTTGATGCGCGCGTCGTCGGCGCCCTGACCGCGCTTGCCATCGACGGCCTTGATCTTCCAATCAAGCCGTTCGACCTGATCCTTGCAGGTCTCAATCGCTAGGCGAACGGGCTCGACATTGGCGTAAGCCCGCAGGCTTGCGAAGCTGTGAATGTCGCCCCACCCCGACCGCGGGGTGATGACGGTGTTGATGCCGACGTTGAAGTCGAACGCCCGCGTCGGCTGTTGGCCGTCCATGGGCTGGAGCGGCAGTCCAGGCGAGAACACGCCGTTGGACGGTTGGAACGCCGCGTTGGCGGCTGGGCTATTCCAGTTGTAGCTGAGCGAGACGCGCGTTCCGCCGGGTGGAGGCATCAGCGCAGCCCCTCAACGGGCTTGGAAGCGCGGTAGTCGAACCGGCGCAATGAGCGCGAATCTTCTGGCGACCTCGGCTCCTCAAAGCTGATGCAGTCAGCCAGCAACGGCGCGACGTGGTTCTTGCCCCACCCATGCTTGATGGGCGTCAGCTTGGGGATAGCCTTCATAGTCGCCCCCACGCTGACGCTTAATTCGGAGCTAAAATGCGCCGAAAGTGCTGGTAAACAGATCAATAATATGCAATCGTGGCGGAAGATGAAGCCTGAAACCCTTACCGACTTCCGAAAGCGCCTTGGCCTGTCTCAGACCAAGTTCGCGGTTCAGCTCGGCATCAGCCGGCGAACCCTGGGGCAGTATGAAAAAGGCCTCAGCGATATTCCAATCCACATCGCCCTGGCCTGCGCTGCGCTGGCGTTTGGGCTCCCGCCGATGGGCGAACCAAGCGATCTTTCCTCATTCTTGAGGGGCGTGGCCGATTTTCCGTTAGATGAGGCAGTAAAAAGATTGTCTGCGATCATGGAAGCAAAGAAATGACACCCATTTGGCGGGAAGCCGTAAAGCACTGGTGGGCAGACGCTGACGCAAAGAAGCGTCTTGAAACTCTCTTGCGTTCGCACGTTTTCGACATGCGCGAATGCTTCAGTCAGGCGCTCGCAGTTGTGGAGGAAATTCACTACCCTTTACACGAGCAAATGTATTCAATGTTGAAAAAACAAGATCGATTTTACTATGGAACAATAGATATTGGACAAAGAGCTATTTTTCCATGTGATAATTTCTGGTTTGAGTTTGACCAATACGCTTTGTGGGGATACCCAACCAAAAGTGTAGAAAAGGGAGTCGGAGTCGCGCTTTTCAAACAAAAAAACAGAAAAACTATATGGCAACGTATAGGATTGGCTTGCCATAAAGACGGTGGCGAATTCTGGTTTTCTTCGGACGAAAAATACATAAAAGAGTTATCGGGCGAGAACCTTAAGACGGAGCAAGATATTTATACATGCTCTGGATCAGCAGCGATGCTTTTTGCATGTATCGCTATTACGTCATCCTCCGTCGCAAGCGGAGAGTCAGTTGCCCCACATCAGGGCCTGAAGCGAACAATCCGGACGCGGTTTCCAAATTCGGAAACCAAAACAACGAAAATCACCCTCGGGCGACGCGTCGCCTCGCCCAATAGTAATGGTATCTCGCACGAAGCAAACCCTAAAGCCTACCACTTTTGCAGAGCGCACACGCGGCTGAAGCGCGGAAAGGTGGAGCGGGTTCGCGCGCACTGGCGTGGGGACCCAGCGTTTGGGGTAAGGATTGCATCGTATCGGGTTCTAGATTCGATTGGAGATCAAGCACAATGAGCGATTCTGATTTAGAAAATTATCGGGTTTCAGTTGAAAATAAAGCGCGCGAACTGATTAAACAATATTGGGAAAAAAACCCAAGAACGCCCGAGCAAGTTAAGAACTCAATGATTCTATATTCAAAAATTAGGACACTTAAGGAATTAGAAGATGAAAATCCGCGTCTTTATGTGTTGGATAGAGAAAAAAATTGTATAGACGTTTTTTGGAGCGGACATGCTTACGAAATTGATTTGGACCGAATTAAAGACCCTAGAGACTTATGTGAGTGGCTTGTTCACATAAACAGAAAAAGTTGGAAACTCGCAACGCCTTACAGGATAGCGAAATTTATTGAAACAGTTTTTAGTGTAAAGGGATGGACGCTTTGGGAAGGTTGTTGATAAACACCTAACCCATTCCATTCGCCTTCATCCACTCCACCGATCCAGGGGCGTAGGTGATCTCAGGCTTTTCAGGTTCGGGCTTTGCGGCAGCCTCGCGGCGAATGAGGTCGAGCAGGCCTTCGCTGTTAAGCTGTGGGCCGACCATCAACTCCGTCAGAGCCCACACCAGGGCATCCACCCTATCGGGTGAGCCAGAGCCCATGAAGCCCGAACCCGTCATCTGGCACATCTGGTCTTCGAGCGCGCTTAGGTCGGTGGACGGGTCTTCGTCGCGCCTCTGCACGTGAGTGACCTTGCCCTGCTCGTAGAGCGCCGATACCGGTTCAGTGCGGATCACCTTGCCGCGGGTCGCTTTGACCTCGCTGTAGGGAACCGAT